AGCTGAGAATATTGATACAGATGCTACGGCTATCTTCCGTACTCTATACGATACGGCTAGTCAGTATGTATCTAAGAACTCTGTTCCTAACCTGGTGCTCATCCTTGCTAAGTATCAGTATCAAGCAGCCTTTGTGTCTGATCATGAGATCAACCTGACGGCTTGTTTGACTGAGATGATGATTGATCTGGAGTATCTATGAGCTGGTTTAAATCTCGCAAGAAGGCTATAGAAAACCTTTGCCATATTTGCGGGGAAAACCAGCTATCGGATACCCCAGCTGTTCTTCGTCTCAAGGTACAAGATGGTACCACTGAGATGAGTGTTTGTGATGATTGCGCTAACTTCTTCGACAAGTCTGCCGAAGTGTTAACGCAGCGAGGAAAAGGTAATAAAAGTGACGAGCCCGTTTGATTATGTTAATGCGATTAACTTTACTAAACACGACTTAATGACAGGGACGGAAAACGATGAACTAGCTGAGTCTGGTTACGTTCCGTTTCTGACTAATCGTAGTTTATCTAACTTCCCCGATACTATCCTGTATGCTAACGAGATGAATATGAAGCATCATCTCGATAGTAAGCTTCAATTTCACTATCTCATAAATAGTATTCGTCCAAAGAAACGTTTTTCGAAATGGGCGAAACGACAGGATAGTGATGATTTTGAAGCGGTTAAAGAGTACTTTAAGTACAATAATACTAAGACCGAGCAAGCTATATCATTGCTTACCCCTGAACAAATAACAAAAATAAAAAATAAATTGAAAACAGGTGGTACTAATGAATGACACTATTGATACATTACTGGAGGTAAAGCTAGGCGAAGAAGATGATTTCCTTAAGGTTAGGGAGACGCTTTCGCGCATTGGCGTAGCTTCTAGAAAAGATAAAACACTTTACCAGTCCTGTCATATTCTTCATAAGCAAGGTAAGTTTTATATTGTTCATTTTAAAGAGATGTTTGCTCTAGATGGCAAGCATTCTAACTTCTCGGATGAGGATAAGGGTAGACGAAATACGATTGCAAAGCTTCTAGAAGATTGGGGCCTTGTAAAGATTGTTGATCCTAATAAGTTTAGCTCACCAAAAGCTACTATGAATCAGATTAAGATTCTTCCTCACAAAGAAAAAGACGAGTGGACTTTAGTAACGAAATATGCTATAGGTAAGAAGAAGTAAGTTTGAAAGGTTTGTTATGAAAGTGATTATGCTTTTGGGCTCAGGTGAGCTCGGTAAAGAATTTGTGATTGCAGCTAAGCGTATGGGTCATTATGTTATTGCATGCGACTCTTATCGGAATGCACCAGCAATGCAGGTAGCAGATACGTATGAAGTGTTCGATATGCTCGACGCTCGTAGACTCGAAACCATGATTGACATTTACTGCCCAGATATTATTGTACCAGAGATTGAAGCAATTGCTACTGATGTACTCTATGGGGTAGAGTCCGCTGGTACTCAGGTTGTTCCATCCGCACGAGCTGTTAACCTTACAATGAATCGCGATGCTATTCGTGATCGTGCACATGAGCTCGGTCTTAAGGTAGCTTCTTTTGCTTATGCTGAGTCAGAGCAAGAACTTGTCGACGCCTATAATAAGATAGCATCAAAAAAAGCCGTTATTAAGCCAGTCATGTCATCGTCGGGTAAAGGTCAATCTGTAGTAGATTGTGATACTGATGTTGATATCGAATTACAGGTTTGTACAGCATGGCACTATGCATGTGACAATATGCGAGGCGACCGCGCAAGAGTAATCATCGAAGAGTTCATTGACTTCGACTACGAGATTACTCTTCTGACTATTAAGCAGAAAGAAGGTCCAACTCTTTTCTGTCATCCAATCGGCCACGTTCAGGTTAACGGAGACTATCAGTATTCGTGGCAACCCGAGCCATTTAAAAACATTGCAACATATGGCGTAGCACAGGCTATGGCTAAGACGATTACAGATGACTTAGGTGGTGCTGGTTTGTTTGGGGTTGAGTTCTTCGTCAAAGGCGACGTTGTCTACTTCTCTGAACTATCACCTCGTCCGCATGATACCGGTATGGTTACGATGATCAGCCAGAACATCTCTGAGTTCGATCTACACCTTCGTGCAATTCTCGGGATGCCTATTCCTGAGATTAAGATTGTTAACGGCTTCGGGGCATCTGCTGTTATTTTGGCTGATCAAGATATTGAAAAGCCGAAGTACACAGGCATCGAAGAAGCACTTAAAGCACCCGGTGTTGAGGTTCGTGTTTTCGGTAAGCCAACTGCACGTAAGAATCGTCGTATGGGCGTTGTGCTAGCACGTTCGTTAGAAGAAGCACGAAAAGCAGCTGAAAAGATCAAGGTCGTATAAAAACAGTTGCCTTTATTCTAATAAGTGCCTATATTGAGATATATACACTGCAATGGAGGATATTATGGATATTCGTGTTTTTGATCTACCTACTCGTAACGATGATCCTTATACCATTGAGCGTCGTCTTCGTGAACTCGAAGATCGTGCAAAGCATGGTGTAGAGCTCGATGAAGTCGAGATTAATTGGATGGATACAGCCAATACTTGGCTGATTACAGAATGGAGTAAGGTGTGATGACCTCACCAAAGGAAGTAAAAGGCGGCGTTATTGCGCCTGCTGATATCCCAGTCATCAAGCGTGCATTGCATGCTTATTTGATTGATTGCAATCGGGCTGTTGAGAGTGAGCGTGCGCCTCACCCTGACTTAAACCAGATAGCCAACCTGCTTCATAGGCTCGGACGAATCGGATAAATAACTTTACGCGCCCTTAGCTCAGCTGGATTAGAGCACGAGCCTTCTAAGCTTGGGGTCGCAGGTTCGAGTCCTGCAGGGCGCACCATTTTTTAAAAAAGGATATATTATGAGTAATACTGTATGTGCAGCAACTGAGTTCGATGATGAGAAATACCTACCTAAGGTAGTACCGTCAGTTGTTTTTAAGACACGCGTACGAGATGATTCGATCGAAGGTGATAATCCCTATCGCTGGGAAGATGTAACTTCGTTTGATCTCTTTGCAAATAAGCGTGTTATTCTTTTTTCTCTCCCTGGTGCATTCACACCAACCTGCTCTACCTACCAGCTACCTGGCTTCGAAGAAAAGTTTCCTGAATTCAAAGCTCTAGGCATCAAGGACATTTATTGCATTTCGGTAAATGACGCGTTCGTTATGAATGCATGGGCAAAGCAGCAGAAGATCAAGAAGGTCAAGGTTATTCCCGACGGCTCTTGTATGTTTACTAATCAAATGATGATGGCTGTCGGTAAGGACAATCTCGGCTTTGGTGTACGCTCGTGGCGTTATGCATGCATTGTTGATAACGGTAAGATCGAAAAGTGGTTCATTGAACCTGGTAAGTGCTGGGATGCAGAAACCGATCCATATGGTGAAACTTCGCCTGAACGTATTCTTGATTATCTTAAGGCATACACTGTATGATTATTGATTGTTGTACATTTCTTAACGAGCTTGACATGCTCGAGGCTCGTCTAGAGTACCTTAACGATCATGTAGATTATTTCGTTGTCGTCGAGAGTAACTATACTTTCAACGGCAACGAAAAGCCTTATCATATTCAGGCAAATATGGATCGCTTCGCCAAGTATGGTGAACGTTTCATTTACCTCCCATTGCAGGTTTCGACAGCAGGTTTTGACTTTACAAAGATTGAAGAGCGTAATCAATGGGCTATGGAACGTCAGCAGCGCAATGCTATGTCGCAGCCTTTAGATCGCTTTGCGCCCGAGGATATTGTAATATTCGGCGACATTGACGAGATTCCTAACCGTAATGTAATCCAAGAAGCAGCTCAGTATATACGTAATGGTGAGCGTATTGTTGCGTTAGAACAGGACTTCTTCTACTTTAACTTTGATCAGCTCAACGCTAATAAGTGGCCAGGTACTCTAATATCTACTGTCAATCAGGTAAGAGCATTTGGACCGGATCTCTTCCGCTTCCATCGCTATACATACCCGCGTATTCCGGGTGGTGGGTGGCATTTGAGCTACTGGGGTTCCCCACGTCAGATTCAGTATAAGATCGATAACTTCTCACATCAGGAAGTTAATCTACCCCAATTTAATAATGTAGATAATATTCTAGAAAGCATTCAGCAGGGTAAAGATCTTTATAATCGCCCTGAAGAGCAATGGCTACGCACTGATCGTAGTACACTGGATCCAGAAATGCTTGCCATTTTCTCGCGTTTAGAGTATAAGGTATAATATACTCCTGTAGCTCAATGGTTAGAGCTGACCGCTCATAACGGTTAGGTTGGGGGTTCGAGTCCCTCCGGGAGTACCATTTAAGAGGTTGTTATGGATAAAACTAAACTAAAAGATGAATCTAAGAAGTGGGGCAAGCGCGCCGCTTTCTTTGCTGTGTTTGGTATTACAGGAACAGCAGCTCTTCTCGCATATAACTGGTATCGAATTTCCAAGGGACTTGATGAGATTGACTGGGATAATATCCAACTGTGATTGAACTTCTAGCCCTTCTGCTCTTTGCGCATTTTCTCTTTGATTATCCTTTGCAGGGTGACTGGCTTGCAAGAGCTAAGAATCGCTTCGATCCTATCCAGCATGTTCCTTGGTATCAAGCAATGGCTGCTCATACCGGTATGCATGGTATGGCTGTATGGTTAATCACAGGAATTCCTCTTCTCGGTCTAGCAGAAATGGCTATTCATTGGATTACAGACGATCTTAAGCTACGCGGCGAGTTGACTTTTAATCAAGATCAGGCTATACATATTATATGTAAGGTAGTATGGGCTGTGATTGCTTCATTGGTGGTTATGATATGAAAATTAATATTGGACCTTATAAGTCTGACCTCATCCCTGTATATTCCTGGGAGAAGAGCTATGAGTACTGGCGTAGACCAGATACCTATTATCTCCCGGAAGAAGAATATACAAAACTCGATAAGATTGTCTTTGGCTTCTTTGATAAGCTTTCTGATCTCGTTCGTCCCATTAATCGCTGGTCAAATAGCCGTAAGCGTAAAATCAATATCCGTATTGACTATCATGATGTATGGAGTGCTGATCATACTCTGGCAATGATCATTCATCCTGTCCTTGTTAAGCTCAAGGAAACTAAGCACGGGTCACCTTGTGTCGATGATGAAGATGTGCCTGAGAATCTACGGGCTAATAAAAAAGATCATGCTGATATGTCAGAGGATGATTCGACGATCCATGAGAGATGGTCGTGGGTCCTTGATGAGATGATCTGGACTTTTGGTCAGCACGGCCTTGAAGATGATTCGGATCAGTTCCATCATAACTCTGAACAACTTCAAATGGTCTTCAAAGATGCACCTGATATGAAAGGCTGCAAAGAGCTTACGTTTAATCATCAGAAAGATCCTTCTAAGCCAAAGTATTGGCGTGATGATGAGGGTCTTAAGAAGCATGCTGAAAGGAAGGCTAATGGTCGAAGACTATTCGCAAAGTACTATGAAAGTCTCTGGGATTAAGCCTCCAAAATATACCTGGAAGTGTAAGCTTACAAATAACACTTATTGGATGGTAGAAGAAGGTAAAGAGCCTAATTGGTTCCATCGTAAGATGCAAGAGCTTTGTTTTGGTATTAAATGGGAAAAGAATGACACCGTTTAAGTTAACTGAAGCTGGTGATCGCGGCTGGTTTATCGGTCAGTTTGATAAAGCTGTTTATAAGACCGATCAGTTTGAAGCAGGTCTACAGACATTTGAAAAAGGCTTTCGCTCACCTAAGCATACTCATAAAATTGCTACAGAAATTAATTTAGTAGTTTCCGGTAAAGTAATGTACGGAAATCAGTTGCTTTCTGCCGGAGATGGCATTATATATTATCCAGGAGATGTATGCGAATGCTACTATCTCGAAGATACCGTAACCATGGTAATTAAAACGCCTGGTGCTTTGAATGACAAATATGTGATTGAGGAATAATATGGATATTCAACTTACTATGACCCGCATTCAGAATGCACGGCGTGCTATGGTACGCGCACAGAATCCTTGGTTTCGAAACTATTGGCGTGAAGTAGCAGATACTTTACAGGCCAAGATGGTTGCGAAATACGGGTAAGACAGACGTACAGGTGGTCTCTAAACACTTGTTTGTTGAAACAATTAAAGGTAAAATTATGAAAAAGACTCTTTTTGTTGCAGCTGCCGCTGCTGCTCTTGCCGCAACTCCGGCAATGGCTAACCCTTTCACTGGCGTTCGCGCTGAAGTGACTGCTGGTGCTGATGACGTTACTGGTGGTGTTGATACTACCGACGTTGCATATGGCGCTGGCGCTGGTTTCGATGCTGAGCTGTACGTAGGTTTCGATGCTGAGCTGTACAAGAATGTCGTCGTTGGTGTTGAAGCCACTCTCGACAACGTGTTCGATCGCCGCAACGTCGGTGCTTCTGCACGTCTTGGTTATGTAGTAGCTGATAAGGTTCTGGTCTATGGTAAGGTTGGGTACTCTAACTGGAAGCAGACCACAACTGCAGAGCTCGAAGGTCTCCGTCTCGGCGGTGGGCTTGAAGCAAAGCTCGTAGGACCTGTCTATGGCAAGGTTGAATATCGTTATACTGACTTCAACGGTAACGTTGGACAGCATGGCGGTCTCGTAGGCGTCGGCCTACGCTTCTAATTTCGTAAGCACCTCCTTCCGCTACGAAGAGAAATCCCGGGTAGAAATATCCGGGATTTTTTTGACTTTTTCAGTTGCCTTTTTATGAAAAAGAGACTATTGTAAGATATAGAATGAAGCAATGGAGAAATGAAAATGGAAAAAGATTACACCTACAATTTTGTAACTTCACAAAAATTAACTCAAAAACAAATTGATTGGTTGAATGAACAACTTCTAGAAAACCTCCCTTCAGAAAATGAAGATTTAGAAGATATTCCAGAATGGACTTCGGAAATCGAACTCCAAAAGGAGGGTTGATATGAAAAATTTGTATCAAGCCTGGAAAGAAGATTGTAAGTTTAATAAGCGTCTTGGCATTAAAGCTAAGACCTATGACGAGTATATTCTATACCGTCAGGGTAAATATAAGCCTAAGCTTCGCGGTACACCTCTACCCAAGTACGAGATCTCTGATCATAGGCAGAAGTATCCTTCTGGGGATGGTATGGGTTCTACCTATGCGCGTAAGGAAAATGTATACACGGGTGATAGGCTGTTGGGCATTGCTACGATGCATAAGTCCAATATGGTACCTGTCTTCAGCCAAGAATCA